GTTACCATGGGGGGCGAATGGGGCACACCTGCAGCGTGCCACTTCGATTGGGTTTATGAGGTTCTCTAAAGAGGGCCCCGGGCACTTCCCGGGGAGACTCCATCGAGATTCACACAACTTCGCTCTAGTTTTAGCTAGAGTGATTTATACTATGCATACGCGTTGTCGTAAGTGTGCGCAGTCGGGGATTAACCGAATTTTAACACAACATGCCCACAACGCATAAGTACGCAAGTAATCGCCTGTTACCATGGCCAGCAGAAGTCCCCTTGACCAAGTCGGGGTTAACATGATCTCCCACACGCTTGTGGTGGGGAGGCCGCTTATGCGACCTCGATCATGCCTGCTAAACTGCGACGCTCGGGCCGCGATGTCAATCGCGCTCACCGAACGAAGCCGGAGCTTGCTTTTCGTCCGCTCCAGGACGTAGACAGAGGCGGCTACAGGGCCACTTGTCATATTGCGTGTTAATACTACGCGTGGCACACGCCCTAACACGGTAGTCGAGCGCTATAGTCGCGATGTTAATCGCGTCCACAAGCGCACAATATATGCGTTGAATACTAGTCCTGTCACGCATAGTCACAGGGTAGTTGGTGTTGTGAGCACCGTTTACTTAGCAGCGCGGGAGCGCGAGGCGGCCGTAGCGCCGCCACGCGCTCCATGAAACACCTCCTGCGCCGCACACGGTGCGCCACAATGCGACCGTTCCAATGTCACTTTGTTGCACTTACCACAGCAATAAATGACGAGGTCAGTGGAGTCGTCGCACACATCACCGGACACATGAACCAAAGGTTCGACAACGCGAACGCCACCTGGCTTCGCTACTTGCGGAGTAGCTTCAGCGACAGTAGCCAATCCGGTGATGTTGTTCTTAGTGTCCAACGACCCGGTGGTTTCGACTTTGGCGAATGTTCCGGTGAGCGACGTACCATCATTGCTGCCCCGTATTCCCATCTCAATGCAACCATTTGTGACATTAACAGTTCCGGAACCACTAGGGTTGGTTAAGTAAACAGGAATCGTGTTACCAGGTATCGCACTTCCAACCATGCGAGCGCCAATATCAACCGCGGAGTCCACGGCGGTGATGTTCGCAGCAGCTGAACCGGAACCGTTAACGGCAAGCTGGTTGGAGCCACCGCTTCCATACTGTGACACTTTAACCATTCCACCGCTCTCCTGAATGACCTGTTTGGCGAACGTCTCTTTATCATCACCCGCGATCAACCGTGTACCATCCAAACCACTCTTTGAGTCAAACGTTTGATTCTGTATCCAATTACGTGTACCGTCGGTTATAACGGTCAGACCATTCACGGTCTCGGCTACATTACTGGCACCGTTGAAGCCGCTGACAATGGTTGGACCGCCTGACACGCCGGCACTCGACGGTGCCAACACGGTTGTGGTCTTAGTGTACAACGTGCCGTCACCACTAGCGCCGCGCATCGTAACGGATTTATCAGTTTCGGCTACGCGCGCACCGCCACTGAGACGTTCACCAGCGGTGACTGTAATAGGCACTTGACCGGTGGTTCCGTTTATAAGCAGCGCCGTGTTGGGATTAAAAACGTTGCCGGTGCCGCCGACTACGTTACCACTCGCCATACCGGTTTGCGAATTCCAATAGGCCAAGCCGTTCTGGTCGACACGAGCGACACTAGCGAATTTACTGTCGGTTCCCGGTCCACCTGATGTGCTACAGCGCACGATGCGTTGGTTCGTTGGGTCACTAATCTTACCGCAATCATCTTCAAATCGGTCTGTGGCGACAAAAAACGTGGAACCGAACCCACTCGGCTTAAACATCACACTTTGAGTTCCCAACGTGGATACAGTTGAACTGCCTTGAGTACTGGTGAGACACGTTAAATAACGACCGGCCTGATCGACCAACGCCACCTTACCTTCAACTGTGACCGGGCCGACACCACCGTCAGTACTAACGGAGCCGGTGGCGCTCACAGCCGAAGCTTTCGGGTAAGTGGCTAACGATGGATCGTAACTCTTATCCATTACAACGGTACGCACCAATGTTATCGGCTCAGGGTCGACGGTGGCACGAGTGTTGGTTTTCTTATACAACGCGTGTGTGTCTGACAACATTTCTTCGAACCGTTTGTTATGCGCTTTTATCAGTTTCAAGTAGCGAGTCAAAATGACCCTCTCAGCCGGGTACAGGACGCCATAAATACCATAAGACTTAAGTATTTTCTGTACCTCCGCCTTCATGACACCTACATGATCGGGGTGCACCATATCATCGGACAACGCGGGGTTGCCGCCGTTGGCCCACCACTCATTGTACCGCGAGAGAATCATGCCTTCACTGTACTCCTTTGCTTTATCGTACGGCGATGTAAACGGCACGGTGCGCCCGTAGAACGTGACTTCCACCTCCATATTGAAGTCCGCGAACTGCGTGCTAGCCGACGCACCGCAAGCCACCGCACAAAACACCGCTTGGTAACACGCTCGAGTGTTAGCATCAAACGCCGCTTTGTCCGTAGCCGTGACTTCGGGACCAACTGAGTCGACCCGCGACAACACGAAAAACTTCTTTTCGGTCATCATCGGGTCCGGTTTGTACACCATGACTTTCGGGTTTTCCGCACCATACACCTGATTAACGCTCTTGCATCTGAGTGCGCTAATGGTGTCTTTGGTGATCGGAGTGTCGTAAATCGTGCTGACAGGATCATCACCCACACCCATGAAAACTTCACCGGTCGTGTTATTGACACCACCGATCGGAACCGGAGCGATTTTTAAGTAATCGATTTTATAAAACATCCACGGTCGTGACTTATCGGCCATCTCAGGACCTAACCCTTTCGGATTGAGCACAATGAGCTTGACTGTACCATCGATAGCGGGTACATTTTGACCGGTTGCCGCTGATGTAGTTAACGTGTGACCCGTCCAGTCACCGGCGTATCTATAAGTCTCTGACTCCGATGTCGACCTGACCAACACCGCTTTGTTTTTGTGTTTCGACAACGCGTCCGATTGGTTCGCAGCACCACCGTAACCCACCGGGTTTAATTTCGCAGCACCTGATGGCGTCTTCTTGTCGACGTTGGTATCAAAGCTTTTCTTACGTCGGTCACCACCCTGCTTGCCGCCGCGTCTGCCTCGACCCGACGCAGTACGTGTGTTTTGTCGGGCGCTCTTCATCGCAGCCTTCATGCTGGTTTGTTTTTCAATAACGGAATTGAACAAATTACGCATTTTCGCTTTCACCGACTCCATGTCGGCGTTTTTATTGTGTTTGCTTTTAATGTTAGACATTATAATCGTTTTAGAAGTATCACCCTCTGAGATTGATTGAACTGAATGCCCTCGAAACCCGCCGCGGATCGGGCAGGCCGCGACTGTTGCAAACAACAATATTAATCCACACACCACAAGGAAATGCCGCTTCTGCGCATTATTGTGCTTGTAGGTTTTTAGCGTGTCAAAAAATAACGCCGCTGCCAACACTAAACAATACACATTTTTCGTGTTGATGAGGATTATAAAAACGTTAAAACGCATATGCATCTTAATGCGAAAATTTAAGTGACCTTTACGCCACAAATGGGCTGAAGCGCAAGCGACGGCTATAACAAATGACGTCGCACTGGTGGTATTCTTGCACACCTCATAAAGAAAGACTGCTAACCGCAACCACCAACGCGACCCCAACAAATACTCTTCCCAGAATGGCGCCAACAAATCGCTAATTAGCGTGGACTGAAAGACAGAATTGGTGTGGTAAACGCCGTACGTCCAATGGGCTCCTATCGACAAACCGTCAACCGCCATAGCGGCGTACACCGCTGCGTCACCTATGATGATCTTATGAGTTTGCAAACCGTTATAAACGTCCTGAAGCTTCTTCCAAACCCAATTAGGGTAAACATTGGTCCCCAATTCATAAGCGTGCTCTCCCGCAGGTCGAAATAGACTGTGCAAAAAATAATAGCGGTGCTCATGCCGTTGAAAGAAAGACAGGCGGAATCGAGATGAGTGCAAACGCACGGCTGCGTCACACATCGCCTTAAGTGGTCCAACATGGTTTACGAGCGTCTTCAAACCGCTAGACGAACCCACCACTAAAGTATCCGCCGCAGAGGTGCCTGGCTGACAAGGTGGCTGCACAAAGACTCCAAAACGCCCAGCCATTCGACCGATCTGAGGCGCCGGTCGAATCGTTACCCTACCGTTCACAACACACTTATACAAGCGCTGGCTGCAAAAAGTGGCGGAAGTCACATCGTCACGTTCGACCATCTCGAGCGTAAAACCCAAACGCTTCAGAATGTCTGGATCGCATTTATAATGGCGAGGTGCGAACACCAAAGAGTCATCGCCGTTTATGAAGATGCGCAAACCTGCATCGCGCATCTCTTTAACAGTTAAAGGAACACCATTAACGGCATTGGCCACTGAGTACATGTACAACTGCAACAAACCGTTTATTATCGTATTGCCAAATGTGGTGTCACACCGACCTGACACCAACACGCCTTTCGCACTTACTCGAATCGTGCGACTACGATTTGCTCCGTTAAGGTTCTGCGACTTGGTCATGTGGTCGATCAAGCGTCGACCATCACTAGTGACATGGTTGTTTCTGGTGCGCCGGATGAAGTAGTGCTCGGCGTCAAAAGTAAATTGCGCCCGACTACACTCGAATTTTGAGAAATCGCCTTCATATATCTTACCGTTTAACAAACTGGCCTCGAATAACGCGTCTCCCAATTCACCGGCGTTCATGCCGCTACACGCAATAACACACGGCGTCCCGCGCTTAGTCGACCAAAGTTCCTTCAACTTGTCGTTAATAGCGACAATCGATGGTCCCATTAGGACATTAACGTGGGGTGTCATGGAAGACACAATGCGTGGCGACTTTGTGCTCGTCGCATAACCGCGCGTGGATTTACCTTGTTCACCCTTAACGAACGGTGTAACACGGTACATTCGCTTGGGTATGGGGGCGCGGTTACGCGAGAAGTCGTCGTAAGCACTCGCGAGAGGGCGGCGCTTACCTGGCGGGTACCGAATCAAGAAGCGCTTTCTGCTCAACCTATCGACCGCAAGAGTAACCCCCGCAGTCTGATAAATCTCGCCAAACTGTTTCGAATGAAAATCCTCGAAACTCTCCTGCTCCGCCTCGTCGATGTGTAATTTCAAGCGCGTCGTACGATTCTCAATGCCGGCTTTGACATTCTGAGTGGAATTATCAAACGCCGGGGAGACGGTGGTGGTACAAAAAGTAAAAGGCGCCGACAGACATTGCGGCTTCAGTCTGTCGAACGGCTCTAACTTACCTGTAAGTTTCACAGAACAGGTAGGATCTTGGGGTGGTGGTTCACCGCTGTAACGCACACCACTGTAAACCAGTGGCGCACCCGTCGGCGTTACACGCGGTACATTTCAGGCGCGGTCGGGGGCGTAGAAGGCGGAGCACAAACCAAGCGTGCCGCCAACCGGAGGCGCGCACCAACCGATAACTGAATTAACGGGGTACGCAAAACTCTTCACCCACGCGACCAACGCAGCGAAGCCGTCGGCTAATTCCGCGACGGTCTCAGAGGCAGCGATCTGCGCTCTCATTACGTTGACAGCCACACGTTTGCTGTTAACCAAGCACGCAGGTGTGTATAGCTTCGTCTTAATCGGCGAAGTAACGACGCCAAAACCGTACTTGCACACTTGTTCGCACTCCGTCATGGTGCACCGCGGTACCACTTCAAAAACAAAAAGTACCGCTATCAAAACCACCACGGCGTGATACAGGTTGAACCTGGCGCGTGCACCATCGCGTAGGCGACGGCACAAACTGTACAGAGGGCGAGCGTCATTGAGGATACAGGAGTCATCAAGGCTGTGGATTAGTCTGCGCAACACGTACACGGACGTGAACATGCAAAACAAGCCGACGACGATAGACCAATCAACAGCAAGCATCCACAGTATGTGACTTTGTATCAGCTCCCAAACGGCAGGATTGTAACCAAACAAAATTTTGAAGCTCAGAACAACCATTTGGACGCCTAAGTTCATCAACGCTACTGCGTCAAAAGCAACTACGGCGCTGACAACCACGGCGATGTAATACGTCATAGTTGTGGTTAAAAATCGAGCCACCGTATCGCCGTCGATACTGTTAGTGTAACCATAACTGCTGACGTCCTCAATGGTAGGCATGTTAGGAAACACGCGATACCAGATTGAACCGAACCAACCATAAGGCACACATGACACGGTGATAAGCCGTTGACCCATCATCACACGTGTACAGTTTAACGGTGACGCTGCCAACCAGTTACCCAAAAACACAACCAACAAAAACAACGCGGCGGCTATCAGTGGGCTGTCTTGCATTAACCACACAAACGTGTTGGCGGCGCGATTTGCGGTGCGCAACAAACCGCGCGCACTCAACTGCGGATTCACCACATGCGCCGCTGCGTCATTAATGACACCGCACTTATAGTCAAACTGCTGACCGGCCGACACAACTTGGTGCGCTGCGGCTTCACACGCCGCGGCTACCAACTGCGGTAACACCGGACGTAGTACACCGGCGTCATAACCTTTGACGTTGTATTCGTTGTCATTTGCACCCAACTTCGACGTGAAGTAAGCGACGCACGACACCATCGCCTCATTATCAAAGCTCGACGCACTGAAACTTCCGACCAGGGCCGACCACAGACGCTTAGGCACCACAACGCCGCCGTTCTGGTGATGCACGAACAACGACGCACCCGACGCCACGGCCGTGAAATTAACGACGTTGGTGCGAAATTCGGCGTGAACGTTCACGTCAGCATCAGTCAAGCCGTGCAAGAACGAGACCCCTTTAACAGAATACGCAACTGTATTTGGTAAAGTGTCGTCCATAACCGCACGGATGTGATAATACTGGTGAACCTCCGTTTCACGCATCAGACTGATCTCGAGCTTCCGGCCGCCTTCACACCAATACGTGGTGCGTGTCAATACTACCTGTTCATCAGCACCACCGTGATTCGCAATCATGCGATGCGCCTGTGGCTTCAACACGGCGGGCACAGTGTATACGAACGGCTCATCACCCCCAATGTTGATTGAATAAGCGTTGTCACCCACTTGGACACACTTGTACTCAGCTTGCGACTTACCCCAGTAGCCGGTGACATAACCACCAACTTTGAAAGTCGACACAACGCCGGTCTTCGACGCCGTTCCCATCAACAACGCATGCGCGGTGACTGGATCGACCTGACAAGTATCAAAATACAAACCATAAGGCGCCGATCTTAACGGATTACCATCAGCGCCGCCGTTGGTGTACGAATGCTCACACAACTGCCAGCCACCACGTTGTCCACAGCGACACACTGACTGCCCCTCAATGTCGTTGCGGATTTGACTGTTAACCCCGTACTGCACATGAATGTTGCGGGGCACAGCTCCGCCACAGAGTCGACGTGGGTCGCCGTTGAACGCTAAGATCTTCTGACGCACATCAGCGCGCTCGATCATTTTGTCCAACACATCGTACTCCATCACGTTTCGGAAATGCGCAGTCAACAAATGAGGATGCGGTTCCGTCGGTCGACGAACCTGAAAACCAACATCCTCACCCAAATTGCGGGCAATCCAAACACGCTGGTCATCATTTGGTCCGTTACGCAACACATTGGCATCGGGTCTGAAACCGCGGTTGGCACGATCGACAACAGGACGTCGACCGAAATCACCCAAAACATTAGCCGCTTGAGGCGCAACTTGAACCGGTTGAGCCAGCGGGGGCGGCGGCGCCAATACCAAAGGGGGCGGCTGAAATATCGGCACCTGCATCTGCGGACCTGCCGCAGCGTCCGCTGGCACTGGCACCGCGAACTGCACCGGAACCGCCGGTTGAGGTTGAACCGGCGGTGGCTGAACGGGGTTTGGGACAACCAGGTGCGGCACGTTATCGTTCGGATAAAACGGTTGGATAGCGCGCAAGACGGGGATCAAATCCTGTTCATGGCGATCCGACAACATATTTTCACCGGCTTTAGTGAGCGGAGAGGTGGGCGGCGCGCAAGCGCGACCACAACCGTTGATCGGACAGCGAACCACATCAAACTCCTCACGGGTCTTCGGTTTAACGCGGCGCTCGCGCGGCAACGCGTAAGCGCACGCCCGGTGCACAACGTGACGGATTACACCGTCGGCAACGCGCACCTTATCATTCGGGTGGAATTCGTACGCCAACGGGTGGACTACGCGATGACCCTCAATAACCGTGCATCGCGCTTTTAGCCCCAACGGGACCTGACAAATGACACAATCATCCGATTCAACCGGTTCGATTTTAATGTCCACCGGACCCGCGAGCGGGCGCACCGGCGCTTCGGCCAAAACCCCAACCAACGCCTCAGGTTCCGACTGAGCGCGTGGTGGTGTGACCGGATCAATTTTTT